ATGCGTGTTCCCATACATCAAGACCTAATAGTGGGTATCCACCATCTTTAATAACATTCATTAGTGGGTTATCCTGATTAGGTGTGGATATAATTTTTAATCTATTATTTTTAGTTAAAATTAACCATGCCCAACCTGAACCAAATTGATCTTTAGCCGTCTGATTAAATTCGTCCTTTAATTTTTTGATATTACCATATTGTTTTTTAATTTTCTCATAAACCTCACCACTTGGTTTTTGTTTTGACGGACTTAACATTTTCCAAAACAATGCGTGATTAAAGGCACCACCAGCATTATTTCTAACTTTAGTGTCGTACTTACTAATGTTTTTAATTATGTCCTCCAATTCAACATCACCTTTCTTATTTGAAAGTGCGTCGTTTAATTTTTTTACATAACCTTTATAATGTTTGTTATAGTGGATGTCCATAGTTTCAGGATCCACAAATTGTTTCATTGATGAATATGAATATGGTAATTTTTCAATACCAATCTTTTTCATCTCCATTAAAAAATCTTTTTTGATATTTTGTTTTTCGGATATTAAAATTTGTTCATTAATTAAATTAATTTTATTTTTAATCCCTTTAAAACCTTCAAAGACAAATTCACTAAATTGAGGATTTTCATCCTCAAACATTTTAATTAAACGACCAGCATAAGCGTTAGCTTCATCTTCGTTTTGACCTCCAATATTTGGACCTTTCTCTCTTTTAAGAACATTTCTTTGATAAGCATGAACCCATTCGTGAGCTAATGTTCTCATTATATCACGATTCAATCTACCATCAGTTAAGACTTTAATACCGTTTTGGGGGTGATGACTACCTGTAGACATACCATCGGTTTTCTCACCTAAAAACTCAACGGTAATATCATCCTCTAATTGATAGTTCTTTTGTAAGAATTTAATAAAGGAGTGAATTAATTCGTTATATTTAGGATCAAGTCCTGATTTTGTACGTTTGATACTTACTTTCATTATTGATAAATATTATCAATAACAAAAAGATTTACCTTCTCTTGTTAATTAAACTAAGGATTTCCTCAACTACGTCACCAACATTTTCAGGTTGTTCATCACCCATTACGGTTCTGATGATTTCTTTTTTACGATTAAGGATGTCATATACCGCACCTTCAATTGTATTTTCGTACAATGGGTAATAAACGAGAACATTTGATTTTTGACCATAACGATAAGCTCTATCTTCGGCTTGTGCGTGTTCTGCCGGTACAAATGATAGGTCATTCATAATAACAACTTCAGCGGCAGTTAATGTTAAACCCACACCTGCGGCTTTAAGGTTACCCACAAAAACTTTGATCTTATCGTTTTCCTGAAACTCATCAACTGCGTTTTGACGATGAGGTTTAGAACAACTACCATCTAAATAAACCGCTTGTTTACCAAAGTGTTGATAAATTGTCTGTAATGTATCAGTAAAGTTTGTGAAGATTATAACTTTCTTACCTTGTTCAATAATGTTCTCCGCAAACTCAATGGTTTGTTTTGTTTTCTCATTTGCGATAACTTTTCTCACCTTCATTAGTTTTGAAAACTGAACGGTAAGAGAAGATGATTCATCTTTTTTATTGTCAAACCAATCGTAATATTCCCCCATTAGTTCTTCATATTCTTTTGATTTCAAACGAAGATAAACAGGTGAAATAATTTTATCAGGAAGATCTAACACATCTTCTTTTAATCTACGAAGAATTTGTTTTGATGTTCGATCACGTAATTCCTCCAAGTTAGAAGCCCCCGTTACATTCCAAACCTTTCTTTTACCCGCCATAAATTGATACCCCTGACAATAACGAATAGCGTAAGCCATCCAATTCTGAGCGACAGGAGACTCAATAATATTTAACAAGTTATAATAGTTCATTGGACGAGATGTCATTGGAGTTCCTGTTAATAACCAAACTCTTTTAATGTCCTTAACGTAATGATTTATAATTTTTGTTCTTTGGGCTTGTGGGTTCGATATCATGTGAGCCTCATCTAATATAACCAACTCAAAATTAGATTGATTCAATAATGACTTACCTTTATCTTTCATATCGTGAAAGTTTTTTAGGATATCATAGTTAACGATAACAAAATCAGCTTCAGTTGAAAATTTCTTTCCTTCTGCAATATATACGGGTCTATCTGAATAATTTTCAATTTCACGTTGCCAGTTAATCTTTAATGATGCTGGACATATAATCAATATTTTCTTTGCTCCCGTTTCTAATGCTGCAATAATTGTGGCGGTTGTTTTACCAAGACCCATATCGTCAGCAAGAATGAATCGTCTTGATCCTGCTAATTTTTCTACCGCTTCTTTTTGATGTGCTAATGGAGGTCGGTGGTCATACTTTGTGTAATCAATATCAACCTTTTCAACATTGTGGGTTTTAATTAAAGATGATTTCGGAACCCAAAATTCAGTTAAGGGATCTTTATCAAAAAATTTACCCCAAATGTGATATGACTTTTCTTTCTCTACCAATAACTTCTCAATGTAGATTTTTTCAGGAGTTTCCATTAGATATCTTTCTTCAGCAAACTTCTTTGCAAAATAAGTGTCAAGGTCAACCCACTTACGAGCAACCTTAGGAACCGTATCATAATAATTTACAATGTAGTCCGCTTGAGTTCTTGTAGGATAAAACTTTTTATTAGTTTCTTTCTTTGTTTTTAGATACAATATATGATTGTTGGCACCCGAATACGAGTCCAATAAGGACAAAGCTTTATGCTCTATTAATGTCGGGGTAACTTCCAAAATTTTGTTTTTTATAAAAATAACAATAAAAAAGATATTTATCAATAAATACGACAAAATGGCGAATAGAGTTCCTATAACAAGACTTGGTAAATTTTTTGGTGAAAACGATTTTAACCTTGAGGTTGAGATGGGTCAGGAATGGTTAATTGGTGATATGAATTACACTTGTGTTCTTTATAGAGTTGATAAAACCAAAACTAAAATTGATGATGTTTACGGTGAGACGGTTAAAGATGGAATTAAATTTTTACCCCCTGTTGAGTTCAATGCATATGTTGCAATTGCAACACCTGAGAATAAATTCTTAGGTTCCACTAAAATGGATCAGGTTGAGCCAGGTAATATTACAATGTCAGTTTATTTGAAAACTTTAGAGGAATTAGAAATCGACATTCAATTTGGTGATTATGTTGGTTACTACGATACGGAAAGTTTTGTGAGATATTATACGGTCGTTAACGATGGTCGTGTCACTTCGGATATTAAACATACTTATAAAGGATATAAACCTTTTTACAGAACAATAATTGCGGCTCCTGTTGGACCAAATGAATTTAGGGGGTTATGAAAATAATAATAACTGAGGAACAAGAAGAATTGTTAAAAAATAAAATTAACGATCTGATAGGTAAAAAAGTAATGTGTTATTATGACTTACATAGACACACGTTTTCAGTTACCTACAAAGGACTTGTTATGTTAAAGGCTGACTATTTAAGATTATCGGATGTTGAATTTAGAGTTAGACAAGGTGGTAAACAAAAAGTTAGAAACGAACAAAGAAAAAACGTTCACGCATTTGTGATTGGTTATTTGGATGATTATTGTGAGTTCCCTTGTGATGATATTCCTGAACCAGATTCAAATGAAGTGATAACTTATAACCCTTACAAATACGATACTTTCGTTGTGAAAAGCACGGAAGAACCAATTTATAAGGCAAACGAAATAGAAATGATTAACATTAAAGATAAAATATTTTTAATAAACTAATATGGGGTTACCTAAAAAAATAAAGAAAGATCTATCATTAATACCTAAGAAGACACTTCTTCCTAGACGACATGAGATTGCCGATATGATTTCGGAGGATGGTACTTATTTACCTAAAAGTTTATTACACGCCGATTTAGATAGAGGATTTTTAGATTTTGTTAAAGACGGACTTAAAACCGTTGTTGAAGGTGCGACCGTTCCCATGGTTGATATTTTAATAACAACTCAAAATTGGTCTCAGTTTGTTGAGACTTGGAACTTTGAAAATATTGATAAGAATGTTGAACCCCCATTTATTACGGTAATCAGAACACCTGAAGTTAAATATGGTAATAACCCGGCAGTTATGTATAACATTCCTAACAGGAGATTATATTATTACGCTAAGGTACCAACTTGGGATGGGCAACGTCATGGGATGGATATATACAAAATCCCTCAACCTGTTCCTGTTGATATCAAATATACCGTTGCAATTGTTTGTAATAGAATGAGAGAATTAAATAAGTTCAATCAAGTTGTATTAGAAAAATTCGCATCAAGACAAGCATACCAAACTATTAAAGGACATTACATTCCAATCATAAATGATGACATTTCTGACGAATCAATAATGGATTTGGAAAAAAGAAAAGTATACATTCAAAAGTACACATTCACAATGATGGGATTCCTTATCGATGAAGATGAGTTTGAGGTACAACCTGCGGTAACAAGAATATTCCAAATGTATGAAACGGACACTAAAATAAAAAAGAGAAAACCTAAAAAGGAAGAACCTCTTTCTCCGTCCACATCTACTTTTATTTACTCAAGTGTCATTACCGAAAAAGAGGAGAAATTTTATTACACCGTTAATTTAAGATTTAAGGATAGTGTTAACGTATCTTCGTATTCTGTCTTTATAAATAATGATTATTATGGTGATGATATTAGTGAAGTTCAAATCAACAATGGTGATCTTGTTAAAGTAACAATTGACAAGATTAATAATAGTGATTCCGCTTCATTGGTGTTTAATGAAGAGTTACTTTAATCTTCCCCGTATATATCCTTTTTTTCCTTACATTTCTCAAAAATAAGGTTCTCTAAAAACTTATACATTTTAATCCCTCTTTTATCACAATACTTCTTTAGAGCCTCGTGTGATTCGACCGAAATCTTCAAGTTTTTTATCTTCTTAGTATCTTTATCCATAGGTAGAAAAAAGGCAGAATAAAATCTTACCAAAATATAAATAGTTTCGAATAAGTAAAGTTTTTACTAAAATTATCAATATTTATATAATAAATAAAATTAAAAACAAAAATAAACTAAATTATGGCAACTAACGGTAAAGTATTCGTATCACCTGGTGTATATACTTCTGAAGTGGATTTAAGTTTCGTAGCACAAAGTGTGGGGGTTACCACATTGGGTATTGCGGGTGAAACTTTAAAAGGTCCGGCTTTCGAACCGATATTCATCAAAAGTTATGATGAATTTCAAACTTACTTCGGAGGTACATCCGCAGAGAAATTCATAAACACACAAATTCCTAAGTATGAGGCGGCTTACATTGCAAAATCTTACTTACAACAATCTAATCAATTATTCGTAACAAGAATATTAGGACTTTCAGGTTATGATGCGGGACCATCTTGGTCTATCGTAACTCAAGCAAACGTAGATCCAGCAACGGTAGATTTTTATTGTGAAGATCCACAATTAGTTGATTGTTTACCTTATTGTGATCCGGCTGATTACAAAACATTAGCGTATAGTGTAGAATTTACGGGATGTTCAAATTCCCAAACAACAATTACATACACTACTAATTTCCCTGATGAAATTGAAAATTTATTAACTATTCCTTTTGAACAATTTAACGGAAACACATCTACTGTACAAACACAAATCAATAACATGATTTTTGATGTCCTTAGTGATGCTGGTCCATTAACTGCTCAAACTAACACAATTGAATATTTCGGTTCTATTTATGGTCCTGATTACGATGCGTTATCGGTTATATTCACAAACGAAACTAACGTTTATGGTGTACCTTCGGTTTCAAGTACTGAAACTGATTATGCTTCACCTTACAACGACCCATGGTATTATTCATTATTCAGTAATAATGGTGGTGGAAGTTACTCAGGTTTTTCATTCTTCGCATATGTTGATGACTTAACTTTGATTCCTGTAACAACTACAACAACGGCAGCGTTCACACCAACGCCAACACCTTCAGCGGTTAATCCATGTGCTACGGCAACACCTTTAACTTCACCAACACCAACACCAACTGCGGTTAATGTTAATTGTTACACTGGTACTATTAATGGTACAATCTATTACTACACAGGTACATCTTACACTAACTTCGACGATTTAGTTGTTGGAACATTAAGATCAAGAGGTATTGCAACATACGAAGATTCAACAAACCCAGTGTTTGAGGTTACTAATATTAACAACGTAAGTTTAAATATGGTTAACCAATATTCAGGTGTTACTAAAAACCCATATTTACCATTTGTTGTTAACGTAACAAATGATGATGGTACTTTGTTCTCATTTGAGACTTCATTCTCAACTTCAGATTCACAGTATATTTCTAAAGTATTTGGTACAAGTAACTTCCAAAAACCAAGAAAGAATGTTCCTTTATTCTTAGAGGAAAGATTCCAAGCGTTATTAAATTATGGATGGAATAAAGGTTTCATTAGAGGATTAAGTCCTGTGTTAGTTGCGTTGGATTCAGCACAAAGTGGGCAACAAGATAGTATTGGATGGTACTTAGATAGATACCAATCACCAAGCACCCCTTGGATTGTATCCGAATTAAGAGGTACTAAAGTGTTTGACTTATTTAAGTTCTACTCAATTTCTGATGGTAATTCAGCAAACTCTGAAATAAAAGTTTCACTTATTAATATGTCATTCTCCAATGGAACGTTTGATGTAATAGTAAGAGACTTCTACGATTCAGATGCTAACCCAACTGTTTTAGAGAAATTTACTAATTGTAGTATGGATCCAAGTCAAAACAACTTCATTGCTAAGAAAATTGGTTCATTAGATGGTGAATACGCATTGAACTCTAAATACGTTATGGTTGAAATGAACGAGGATGCACCTGTTGACTCACTACCTTGTGGTTTTGATGGTTATGCATTTAGAGAGTATGGTGGTGTAAGACCTCCATTCCCAGTTTATAAAACTAAATATGACTTCCCAGGTGAGATTATTTATAACCCACCATTCGGTTTCACAAATGGTAATGATGATGCAATCAGATCAAATGGTGATAACGTAAGAAGAACTTACTTAGGTTTCTCAAACAATGTAGGATTTGACCCTGACTTCTTCCAATATAAAGGAAAACGTGCACCAATCGATTTATGTAATGTTGATGGTTTTGAATGGTCATACGAAACAAGAGGATTCCACATGGACAAAGACGCTAGTGTTATTGAAATAGGACCAGGATTTACAACAAGTGGTACACCTAAATACTATGTTGGTGATGCTACATTCCAACAAGAACCTACAAATGAAACAAGTCCATACTACAGAATTTACTCAAGAAAATTCACAACAATGTTCTATGGTGGTTTCGACGGGTGGGATATTTATAGAGAATATAGAACAAACGGAGACAGATATGTACTTGGTAGAAATGGATTCTTGAACGGGGCTTGTCCTTCACCAAGATATCCATTAGCATCAGGATGGGGAGCATTTAAACAAATCTCTATCGGTGATGGAACACAAAGTTTCGCAAATACTGACTACTACGCTTACTTATTAGGAATCCAAACATTCTCTAATCCTGAAGCGGTTAACATCAATTTATTTGTATCACCAGGTATTGATTATGTAAACAATAGTGACTTAGTTGAGTCTACAATCGATATGATTGAGAACGACAGAGCTGACTCATTGTATATTACTACAACTCCTGACTACAACTTGTTCTTACCTACAACTACAGGTGGAGATGGATTGATCTACCCACAAGAAGCGGTTGACAACTTAGAACAAACAGGAATTGACTCTAACTACACGGCAACTTACTACCCATGGGTATTAACTCGTGATAGTGTAAACAATACTCAAATCTACATTCCAGCAACGGCTGAGGTGACGAGAAACTTGGCATTGACCGATAACATTGCATTCCCATGGTTCGCAGCGGCAGGTTACACAAGAGGTATTGTGAACTCAATCAAAGCACGTAAGAAGTTGACTCAAGAGGATAGAGATACTCTTTACCAAGGAAGAATCAACCCAATTGCAACCTTCTCTGATGTTGGTACGGTAATTTGGGGTAACAAAACTCTTCAAATTAGAGAATCTGCTCTTGATAGAATTAACGTGAGAAGATTATTATTACAAGCTCGTAAATTGATTTCAGCAGTTTCTGTGAGATTGTTATTCGATCAAAACGACGAACAAGTAAGACAAGACTTCTTAAATGCGGTTAATCCAATCTTAGACGCAATCAGAAGAGATAGAGGTTTATACGACTTTAGAGTTACGGTTTCAAGTGACACTGAAGACTTAGACAGAAATCAAATGGTAGGTAAAATCTATATCAAACCAACTCGTTCATTAGAGTTCATAGATATAACATTCTACATCACTCCAACAGGAGCATCGTTTGATAATATCTAATCAGACAAATAATTTAAAGGAAAAGGGGAATTCGTTCCCCTTTTTTTATTTACCTAATATTTATTAATGTATGAAAAATTATTATAAACATATCGTTAAACAAATTATTAACGAAATTATAGAGGAAAGAAAAACTCCGGTAATGAAATATTATGCATTTGACTGGGATGATAACCTTATGTTTATGCCAACAAAGATATATCTTAAAGACGATGAGGGTAATAGTGTTGGTATGTCTACAGAAGATTTTGCGGAATATAGAACTGATGTTGGTAAAGAACCTTTCGAATATGAAGGACATACCATAGTATCTTTTGATAAAGAACCTTTCAGAGATTTCGGTGTATTGGGTGACAAACAATTCTTAA